TACTACCCTGTTTAAAGAGATAGTTTGCCCACATCTTTTCTTCATCGACTGTACGTTGGAACATTTCAGATACGAATCCTCGCTCTTCTTTAGCGATTTCCTTCATTTCTGGGTCGTCTCCTTCTTTCCATTTCCTGAGGATATTTTGCGTGATAACCAGGTGTTGGCTTTCATCTCTAGCGATAAGAGAGAGAATCTTAGCTGAGCCCTCCATAAGTTTATTCTCGCCAAAAGCAAACGAGCACGCAAACGACACATAGAAACGGATTCCTTCGAGGATGTTGACATTTGCTACTGCCCGATAGAGTTTACGTTTCAACTCACGACGTTCAATTGTACCAGAGATGTGACCATCTCTTGCCAATTCCCACATAGTCCCATTGTCATAGGAATGTGCTTCTTTAATAAAATCATCATACGCTTCAGTTACAGATGATGCACGATCCATCACCTTCTCATCATCAAGGATAGTGTCAAACACTTCACCAGGATCTGAATATACGTTCTTAATAATGTATGTGTAAGAGCGACTATGGATCATCTCCATAAACTCCCACACGGTCATACATGCTTCTAACTCAGGTAGTGAGCAGTATGGGATAAAAGCCATCCCAGGACCACGCCCTTGTACACTATCCAACATGATTTGGTATTTAAGGTTAGAAGTGAATATGTGCTTCTGCTGGTCCGATAGAGTTTGGTAATCACTGCGATCTTTTTGTAATGAAACTTCTTCTGGTCTCCAGAAATAACCCAACTGTTGTTGGGTCAACTTATCAAATACTGGATACTTATAACTGTCATATCTCTGGACTCCCAGAGGTTGACCAAAAAACATGGGTTGTTTCTTGGTGTCTACATGGTTCTTATTGAATACTGTCATACCTTTTACTTCAGACCTTGCAACTGTCACAATCTTCTTCCTCCGTGTTGAGTAGTTGTTCGATTAATTGATCAACATTATCATCACCATCCTTCTTATTATCGTAGGTGTTTTGATAGTAAGATGTCTTCCAACCATACTTGTATGTGTTAAGAAGATCTTTCGCCATTACAGAAACTGGTACTTCATTGTCAGGATAGTTCTCTGGATTATAGGACCAGTTACCAGAGATTGCTTGATCAAAGAACTTTTGCATTACTGCTGTTACTTTGATGTATCCATCATTATCTTTCATATCCCAAAGCAAATCATAATTATTCTTCAGGGAATTATACGATGGAACAATCTGTTTAAGAGGCCCTTTTTTGGACTTCTTAACGGACAAGTATGCTCTAGGTGGTTCAATTCCGTTTGTGGCATTAGACACAACGGAACTGCTCTCCGAAGGCATTTGTGCGGACAACGTGCTGTGTCGCAATCCGTATTGTTTAATTCGTTCTCTAAGAAACTCCCAATCACATGAAAGGTCATTTGGAACAATTTCATCGACTTCCTGCTTATATGTATCGATAGGAAGAAGTCCATCTGCGTATTTTGTTTTACCAAAGTAACCGCAAGGACCCTTCTCCATCGCCATACGATTTGATGCTGTTAGAAGAGCATACTGGAATCTTTCAGTAAGTTTATGAACTAGTTCATGTGCCTCCTGAGACTCGTATCTGACGCCGTTCTTGGCAAGGTAATGTGCCAATCCGATATATCCGATACCGAGAGAACGACGGTTGGTTGTAGACTCTTCTGCTGCCTTCACAGGGTATTGTTGATAATCAATAAGAGCATCAAGACCACGCACTGCAAGTTCACAAAGTTCATCCAATTCTTCCAACTTATTGATCTTACCGACATTGATAGCAGACAGAATGCACAGAGCAATCTCTCCACGTCCATCGATGTGACTGATAGGATCTGTAGGTAGAGTAATCTCCTGACAAAGATTACTCATATTTACCTTGTCTTTGAAAGAAGAGTGAGTATTACAGTGGTCGATGTTCATGATATACAGACGACCAGTCTCTGCTCTCTCCTTAAGAAGATCAAGGATCAGTTTTTGTGCCCCGATAGTCTTTCTAGGAATAGACTCATCTCGTTCGTAACTAACATATAAGTCGTCAAACTTATCAGTCCCAAAAGCATCATAGAGACCTGGCGTGTCATGCGGTGAGAATAGGCTAATCTCTGCATTCTGGATGAAACGTTCGTAGAAAAGTTTTGAAATTTGGATTGAATAGTCAAGTTTCCTTACGCGATTGTCTTCTGTGCCTTTGTTGTTCTTAAGAACAATAATGTCTTCTATTTCTTGGTGCCAGATAGGAAAGTGAACTGTAGCAGAACCACCTCGGATACCGTTTTGTGTGCAGCATCGTACAGTTGATTCAAACTTTTTAAGGAAGGGGACAACGCCTGTGTGTTGTACCTCTCCACCTCGGATTTTAGCGTTGATCCCACGGATTCTCCCAGCGTTAATGCCGATACCAGCCCTTTGTGCGACATAGTAACCAATAGCCATATCGCTGCTAAAGATACTATCGAGGGTGTCATCAACATCAACGAGAACGCAAGATGCAAATTGACGCAAGGGTGTCCTGACCCCCGCCATGATCGGCGTTGGGATGTTGAGTCTGTGCTTTGAGATTGCATCGTAATATTTTTTGACGTATTCAAGACGGTAGAATTTATCATCATCTTGGAAGAGAGTCGCAGCAATCATGATATACATGAACTGCGGCGTTTCGTAGATCTCTCCAGTAGACCTGTCTTGTACGAGATATTTATCTGCTACCTGACGGATGCCAGCATATGTAAACAGATAGTCGCGATCATGATCAATGAAACTATTCAGTTTTTCCCACTCTTCATGAGAATACTTATCTAGAATTTGTTTATCATACACACCTTTACCTACGCAACGGAGAACATGCTCCTTCAGTGGAGGGTGACCATCAGGGTGACCATTATATACTGCCTTTCTAAGACCAAATAGAAGGAGTCTAGCGGCAACAAATTGATAGTTAGGTGCATCCAGTGAGATCAGATCGTTAGCAGAACGAATCAGAATCTCTTGGATGTCTGAAGTTTGAATACCGTCAAAGAACTGTAGGTTAGAATTCATCTCAACCTGACTTTCCGAGACACCTGCAAGACCATTGCAGGCATGTTCTACCATAGCATGTACTTTATCAAGATCAAGCGGAGTTTTTTCTCCGTCTCTTTTGATCACATGGATTTCTTTCATACCTTTTTCCATTCGCTAAGTTTGATAGTTGCTTCTAAACCGCTGTAAGTGTTAAATTCTACCAGAGATTGAACGTCATGTCCAGCGATAAACATATCGTTTAGGTCTTTCTCTTGTAAATTATCTGGCCAAATAACAATCTCAAATCCTTTGTCGATTGCCTTTGTCATCCTATTGATAATCTCTTTATTGCGCTGTTCGTTATCATATACAAAGACAACTTCTTTGTTACGCAATATTTCCCAGTCAACATCTGCCCCTGCCATAGCAATGGCATTATCAATGTAGAAACTATCTATTGGTCCTTCTGTGATGTATATGGTCTTATCAAAATCTACGCGATCAAGACCGAAAATTTTAGTTTTGGATTCGTCCAACATGATAGTGATGTATCTCAACGTATCATTGGCATTCAGGGACCTGCCTTGGAATCCAAACCATTCGCCTTGGGTGTCAATGAAAGGGATAATAATTCTAGGTTGATCCTTTTTGACATCTTTAAACGTTGGTTTCTGCGTGTTTACCCAAGCGAAAAAATTATCGGTGTAGAATAAATCTGAGAAATGTTTCTCAGGAATCTGACGACCGAGAAGATATCCGACTGCATGGTGTCCTTTATTTAGCTCTGAACAACTTACAAGTTCACCCTTTTTCTTGAACTTCGGTTTTTCAAATTTAGGTTTAGGAACATACGAACCTTTACCAGTAGTTCCAGACTTGTACCTTTCCATGATGTATTCATCATAGAGGTCAGGTGCCTGATCTTTCAAGAAATTTGGTAGCGTTCTTCCCACCCCACAGTTATGGCATTTGTATACCATATCAGATTTGAGGCGAAAAAAATACCCCCGTGCTTTGTTACGATGCTTCTGTGAGTCACCGCAATAAGGACAACGAAAGTTATAGAGTCCGTTCTTCTTCCTAGAAAACTTATCTAGTCTTCCAGAAAGTAGATTGACATAGTGTTCATCAACAAATTCAGACAATACGATGGACTACCGCTGAGTCCATCATACTATTATTCTGACTAGGTGTCAACAGGTTTGAAAAAATTCTCTGACCGATGGGAGAAATCAGGACACTGATCACTGCTAGTGCTCCTGCAATGCTCCACATCTTCTTTTCTAATACTCTGAGTCTATCATCAATAAGACGGATGTCTCTTTCACATCCTTTCTTAATTAAATCAGTTTCTCTTTTAAGATCTTCCGACAATCTATCTAACTTCTCGAAAAGAATAGCGTCTACTTTATCTTGTTTATCTAACTTCTCATTGTGAACAGCAAGAAGTTTCCCCATTTGTATGGAGTTATCTTGAAGAGAATCTACTACTCTCTCAAGTCTTTCAATAATAGCAGTGTTGAAATTTTGTTCATCCATCACTGATCTACAGTTGCTTGTGCCCCGCCGATGCGTTGCTTGTTCTTCAGAGATTGAACTTTCTTCTGAAGTTGTTTCTGCATTTCAGCAGTCTTCAGTTGTACTTTTTTCTTCTCGTTAGCAATCTGCTGCTGTGTCATCTGTGCCTGCATTTGCTTTTCATCTTGCTCATTTACATTACGAAGATGCTTTGCACGCTTGTCCATAAAGAACTTACCCGCTGCCGCTGGCATGATTCTTTCAATGCTGATATCACCTCTATAACGATAGTTGATAAGTAAACGAAGTTTCTGTCTTAATTCTGCAGGAGAATTTGCATATACAATCGTTTCACCAACCTCAGGGAGGTTTACTTTATATTGAAACAGTCTAGATGGCATCGTAGGATTCTCCTTTGATTCACCTAACTTATTACCTGGTGCTACGAGTTTCTTATCGTCTTTAGATTTTTTAACTCGCTTGCGAAACTTCATGACTGGATCGTAACCAGCATTAGGTCCAGTAGCATCAGCACTACTACTAAATCCTCCAGTACCAGCAGTCATCATGGTCATAAGTCCTTTAGTTCTTCTTCTATATCTGGGTCTACTTCCAAATCTGCAAGCATCCCTACTGGATATTTATTCAAGTAAAGAAGTATAGTTTTCAATATACTCCAATACTCTCTTTCCATCTTGAAAAACAGTAGAGGTGTTGTTGCTTCACCAAAAACATTATAAAGGATGATAAGATGATTTATGATCAGATGGGTTCTTAATGACCCTCCACGAACATAACGCTTCAAGAGTCTTTTCAGATACTTGAAGCGTTTCATGTCCTCATCGAAATCCTCTCTGGTTACACAGTGAGGATTTTCATAATGCTTTATGGCGAACAGAATGTAAGTAGATTCATTCAGTTCGTCAAATTTCATTAGCTACCAAATGTGAGTGTTGCTACGTCGGAGATTACTTCAGGAGCACCGTTGTTGGAGTTGACCTTAACACGATACTGGTTGCCGTCCTCTGCTGCAGTCTGACCTGTGAGTGCCAAGTTGGTGCTGGTTGCACCAGAGACATTCGTGAAACGACCAGAGGAGGTGAGTCTCTTCTGCCATTGGAAGGTTGCTGTACCAGAGTTGGTAACAGAAGCAACAACAGCGAAGGTTGCTGCACCAGACGAAGTAGTCTTGTCAGTGTTGTTAGTGCTGAGTGTGATGGTGTTCGCTGCATCTGCTGCGATTGTGTCATCACTCAGAGTCTCATCAGCATTCGCTTCAGGATTGGTCAAAGACATCAGATGCTCTGCTCTATGACGAGTTGCGCCAGAAGAATCTGTATATGTGTGATATGCCCACCAACCAGGTGCTGTGATACCACGACCTTTGTTTGCTGCTAACGCTGCTTCTGTTTCGTCACAAAAGACGATTGTTTTTGTTACAGACCCACCGCTGTTACCAATAGTAAGACCGACAGCGGTCTGGTTAGCAGTGGAGTCAACTCTTCCGTATAAAGACATTGTTTCTCCGACGTTGTATTCCGTATACTTATTTATAAAAAAAGGGGCTTACGCCCCTTAAATTATTCTCCTTCTCTAGTGACAAGTGCTGCCTTCACTGCTTCGAGCAGTTTATCATCAGCAGTTGTCTTTGTAAGTTTGACTGCTTTCTCTAAAACGAGGATACAAATATCTACAAGTTTTTCACCGAGTTCTGCATCGTCAGGAATCTTAGAGACTGCATCTGCTACAATTTTTTTAGCAAATGGGAGTAAAAATGCCAACATAATTTTGTCCTATAAAGGGGGTCTAATCTATATATGCTCTTACGAACCGAGACCGCGACCCTTTTTATAGTTATCCTCACCACCATAGCGAGCCATGGTATCAACATAAGATTGCGTGTTTTTGAAACCTGCTTTCTTTGCTTTATCCGCTTGTGCTTTTTTATTATCTGCCATCTTTTTGTACTTTCCAGTACCAACGTCAGACTTAACACCCTTGACTTGTTTCTTACCTTGTGGATTAATTGGTTTCTTTCTGGAAGACATAAGTCCACCAGACTTAACCAAGTCCTTACGAACTGCTGCCATAGCAGAACCTTTCATGGTGCCACCTTTTTTGGATTCATTACCAGTCTGAGGATCCTTACCAGTCTCCTTAGCGTAACGAGTGCGTTCGTTGAATTGTGAGAATGTCAGCAGAGTCGAAGTTTCTTCTTGATCGATGCTTTGATCGCTTTTTTCTGAAACTTCTTCTTGACTGACATAGGCTTGTTCCTCCATAGGATTGTTTGATTTATTTTTTGCACTGCAAGCAGGGCATGGTTTTCCATCTACCTTGCCTGTACCTCTACAGACAGGGCAGATAGATTTTTGTGCAGGAGTTTTTTCATCACACTTACACACGGCATCACCCGTTTTGGGACAGGTGCCCTTCTTCTCCATCACATCTTTTAGTTTAGGATTGATGGTAACTTTAGTTTTCTTTTCATTTAATGCTTTAAAACTCAGCATATCAACCACCATAGTTAGAGCGTGCTTTGATGTCTGCCATCTTACTGAAACGCTCTTTCTCTTTCTGACGAGAGATTGCGCTTACAATCTTACCAGACTTGTCCTGTGCCTTAGAACCTTCCTTAGTATTCATTCCTTTACTAAGTGCTTCACGACTCAAGTTACCTGCTCTACGATACATCGCAGTTTCTTTCTTCTTATCAATTTCTTTGTAACCTTCTTCGATTACACTTTCAATCTCTTGAATAGAGAAGAGACCAGACTCATAGAGATGAGCAATCCTATCATAATCTTCACCCAGACGCGAAGCAAGTTTACCACTACCGCTGGATACTGCACGAGCAGTCTTACCAACTGCTTTCTTCAGACCTTTCTTAACTGCACTACCGATTCTTCTGAGAAGACCAGGACCTTTTTTCTTAGCAGGAGCACTGCTAGAAGATTCCCCGCCACCACCAGAGGAAGAACTGCTGCTAGACGAAGTGCCTCTGGTTTTCGATAGCAGTGCATCTAACTTACCACCTGTGCCGTCATCATCAGAAGACTTAGGTGCTTCTTTCTTGGGTGCATCTTTCTTAGAAAGTTCTGCACGTTTTGCTTTAATTCTATTTGCTTGGAATGTACCAACTGCCTTACCAGCATTTGCAGCAACAGATTTACCTGCTGCTTTGATACCCTTCTTAGCAGCACTACCTGCTGCCTTTGCACCTGCCTTGAGTTTAGCACCCGCTGCTTTGGCAGCAGACTTCATACGCTCAACACGGGAAGGAGCATTCTTCTTAGCAGCATCCTTTGATGCCTTGACAGCAGAGTCATAATACTTGTCACTTGCCTCAGCAAGAATCTCGACTTCTTCAAGTGCCTCACAGATTTCAAGGAGATCATCCCCATCCTCAGCAAGTTCCTGAATCATTTCTACAAAGAAATCGACCAACTCTTCATCAGTTGCTTCATCGATTTCATCCATGTCAGCAATCTCTTCATCAGTGAAGTAGAATGCTTCCTTCTTCATCTTTTTCTTTTTGCCATAACCCTCGCCAAGAACCTCAGCATTCTTGTCGTAGTTATCGAAGTGCTCATGCGCTTCAGCAACCAAGATTTCTAATTCTTCGACAGGAACGTTCTCAAGAATAGTTTCACCATCAGTAATATCATAATGAGTTACAGTGCCATCCTCAAGCATGGTGTGCTGCTCAGGAATAGTCTGATACTCTTTACCTTCCTTCTTGACCATCTTGGCACAAAGGTGAGTCTTCTTACCCAACGCTTTAGTGACAGTCTTACGACGATTCAGAAGATAAGAATCAGTCTTATCTTTGTCACCATCATTATCAATGTCACCATCCTCTTTACCAACAGGATCTAACTTCTTCTTTTCATACATCTGCACTGTCTTCAGTGCATCCGACATATCGGGTAGGTCTCTGAGATTCATTTTACTTAGTGTCCTTGTCCTTTTTATTTATCTTCCTAATGAACTCACCAGGAGTTAATTTTCTCATGTATGTATTTAACTGATCAGTTCCTACTTCACCAGCAGGTGTCCAATCGAAACCAAACCTATCGTTCTTCTCAACCAGATCCTTTAACCATGACCTAAAAATATTATCAGACTCATCAACATAGATGACATAATTGCTACCACGACTAACAACTTTACCAAAGATCCCAGTGTTGACATTTTCTACAAATGTTCCTACTTTAAACATCTCACCAGCAAAGTATGCTTCGCGAAGACCCTGAGGATCTAATCTTGGAGCAACTTCATAGACATCATATGATGCTTCTGCAAAGTCATCAAATGATTCTTCTACTTGCATCGCTTGGCGTAGGGTTAAGTATAATGCTTCTGTATCTTTTTTAGACAGACCAGATCCTACACCGTTACTAAACGTATCAAAGTCGCCTTCAACTGCTGCTTTACGAAGTTTGGATGCAGACATACCTTCTACACCATCAGCATCAGGATCACGACCACCAGCACTTACCACTTTGATTTCGTCGAACGTGTATAAGTCTCCATTGTACTTCTGCGCCAGTGAATTGAACTCACTAACCCTGTCACCTCCCACCACAATATTAACGTTGCTATACCCGTCAGAATCGAGGGCACTGAGAACGTCAAAAATGGTACGCATGTCGCCATTATCAACAATCGCGTTGGCGTGATCGGGGAACGACATTCGCATATATTTAATTTTTGTCCCTGCGTCGATGGGATTCTTTTTAGGATCCTCCGACCTTGAGGGGTATATTCTATACTCTCCTCCACTTGTTTTTGCCTCTCTTGCTACTTTTGTTAGAAGCTTCTCGTGGCCAGCAGTAGGTGGATTAAATCTTCCAAATGTAATAGATATTGAGCCTTGATCGACCTTACCTTCGCCGCTTCCAGTTTCTTCTCCTCCATTCTGTTGCTGCGGGGTAATGTCTTGACCAGGTTGTAGTTTTACTAATTTTCCATCCTTACTCATATGAGTTACGTTGCCCGAAGCGTCGGCATAACGTCCGTAACCAATATGCTTAAGTTTTAATGTTTGAGCAGCTTTTGCTGCAAATGACTTTTCGGCTTCAGTTAGGAAAGCACTGAACTTTTTCATTCTACCAATTTTTACTAAGATTAAAGTTTGCTTTACTAAAAGACAGTCGATCTACAATTTTGTAGGGATTGTTTGAAACGGTCACGAACCCTTCATGTCCAGAAGGTTCACCATCGATGTAACATTCAACTGTTCCATTAACAACAATCGCATCGAGTAGACGCTGTTTCAGTTGGAAGATCATGTGCCACACCTTAAAGGTTGCCACGTTAACCTCTTCCTTATATTTATCATCTAAAGTAGTGAACAATATCTCAGCAGATGGAACCTTGACACCGCCACGAATAAACTTATTGATGTGCTTCATTATATATGGACGTGCTTTGACACTAGGAACCTTGCACATAGACAACTGATACATGAATTGTACCATGTTGAACGGTAGTCTTTTCTTCACACATGCATGTGCCTCTTCATATCCTACAAAGTGAGTGCCCAGTGCAGACAGTAGATTGACGCCGCCAGTCCCAACAGCAGTCGGAGAAACTTCGGTATAAGAAGTGTGTGGAGCAAGGATAATATCGCGACGAGTTTTACTGGGGAAGCGATACTCCAGAGAATTAGGGCAATAAACAGAACCTCCGCCGACACCGATGAAGTCAGCTTGGACAATTCCACTGAGGTGAGGAAGATGACGAAGGCATAAGCGAAGAATGTCCGCAACGTTGCCTTTGTAATGCTTGTCAATATCTTCCTGCGAATAACAGATCTTGACTTTGACTTTGTTGAAAACGGATTTGGTTCCGACGAAAAACTTGCCATTATCAGGATTGGTTCCGAACACAATAGCAGGAGCACCGTCCCACTTGACACTCAGTTTAGGTTTATTAATAGCAGACCACACAGCACTCAACGCTTCCTTGCGACCAGTGAAGATCAGATCTTCAAGGTGCTCCAAGTGTTTGTTAGGCAAGGTTCCCTCTGTTTCTATACCATTATTATAGCACGCTAGGGTCGAGTCGCACATGATTTTGGACAGTTCTTAAAGTGTCACTCCATCTTCATGTATGGAGCAGAGTATTGAGACTGACTAGACGCATACAAGAACAGATCCTCCATGACCTGATTCTGTTTAGCGGGTTGCAGTTTTTCAATTATACTCAACAACTGCACAACTTGCAACTTAGAATATCTCCACTTGTTACTTTTTGATTTAATTAACATCAAATGATCCTTTGTCTTACCCTTTAATGCACCAAGTTCAATCATACCCTTCGCAATCTGAGTAGCAACAG